GTCAGTTCCATTTAATCCTGTACCACTAGGTAAAGTAACAGAAGATAATTCTACAATGTCACCTACTGATAAATCGTGATCACTTGTTGTTGTGATTGTACAAGTTTTAGCTGTTGTACTATTTGTTGCTAATGTTGAAGTAGTAAAAGAATCTACAACTCCTGCATTATTACATCTAAAAGGTGTAATATCAAAAAGTTGTCCTTCAAAATATATAAGTAAAAATTTATCTGTACCAATAGATACATATCTATTGCCTGCTGTATCCACAAAAGCGTGTTGTTTTCTAGCTACACCTACAATAGAATCTGTAAGTAACGACTGCCAACCACCAACTTTTTCTGGTAGTCCATATCTAAATCTAACATTATCTGAATCAACCCAACGACCTTCTGCTCCAACAGCAGTATCTTGTTTGTCTATTCCGGGAGCAAACTTAATTTTCGTAAGCATTAATTACCCCTATTGATTCGTTGATTTATATAACCAGCCTTTTGTGGCGTTAGAATAAATTAAAGTTACACATTGATTATTTGTAGCAAGAGTATCGTTAGCAGCTGATCCTTCTATATTAGAACCACCTCTATCTATAATACAATTGTTTGTTGCAAAACCATTTGATGCTGAACCATCCATAATTGTAACTTCATCACCGACTGCAGGTGAACTTGGTAATGTAATTGTAACTGGGTTAGCAACTGTATCTACTACAATTTGATCACCAGCGACTGCTGTGTAAGTAGTTTTACTTGCTGCAGTTACAGAAGTCATTCCTTTTTGTAACATACCTAATGTTGTTGCTGGTACACTACCTCTAGAATAAACTAAAGCTGTTGCACCTTCTGGAAGAGGTACTTGAGTAGCTCCAGCTTGACCAGCTGTAAGTAAAGTTACTGTAAAACTTTGTGAGGCTAAACCTCTAGTAGTTCCATCTTCTACAAAAAATACTCTGTTTGCATTACCACCTGTTGTTGATGCTGGCATTGTTAAACTAGCATTACCAGATAAAGTTCCTACGACTTTAATGTAAAGGTTTTTACCATTTGCTGTTGCATCTCCGTCAGCCAAACTTAGTGTAGTGTTACCTGTACTTAAAGTTACTTCTACATAACCCGATGCTGCTGTTTGTAATAGTTGTAAATTAGTATTTGTAATAGTTCCCCATAGACCAGCTTTTTCTCCGGTTGCTACGAGTTCTAATGATAAATCTGTTGAAAATGTTGATGCCATATTAGTACGGTTTTATTGGTGTCCAAACCATTGTTGCTCCTGGTATTATATCGTTCCACGTAATAACCCCTGGTTCTACTGTATCTAATGATAAAGCATTGCCTGTGGGTAATACATTTGCTCCAGCTGTTATTGTAACACTTCCAGTTGCCAAGGTCAACGAATTTCCAGAAGGTGATACATTAGTATCTATATTAATAGTAAATGCACCTAAACCTAAAGATACAGCATTTCCTGTAACTGTGTGATTAGCATCAGCAGTAATAGTTAAAGCACCTGTTCC